GGATCACGCCTCCTTGACCTTATTGTGGGGTTCATCGCCAGACGATTGAAACATCAAATCTCCAACGGCCTCAGCTACAGAATTTCCAAAACCCGCCGGAGATTCCTGGAGGTTGATAAAATCCATGAAGACAGCGCACCACTTGTTGCCGTCCACAAAAACCCGGATAATCATTTCGGAATCCATCATCCCTCCTGCCGCCACAATACCGGCACCGTCTCAGGATCAGGACATTGCCAGTTCCACCACCAGATTTCCCGGCGGTGAAGCACAAAGCAGAATCCGCCTACCAGTAGGGGGCACATAGCGATTAGGGCCTTATCCTCTCCTGAGACCAGGTAGAGGCCGAACCTCTTTTTTGCTGCATCAAGTCCGTTTTTCTGCCATTCATCCCAGATAAGCGGGGCTATATCAATAGCGTCGGATAGTTCTGATAGGCAGGATAAATCGTAAAAGTCCGCCCCGGAAAGGTTCGCCCCGTAAAGGTTCGCCCTGGAAAAGTCCGCCCCGGAAAGGTTCGCCCTGGAAAGGTTCGCCCCGGAAAAGTCCGCCCCGGAAAGGTCCGCCCCGTAAAGGTTCGCCCCGGAAAGGTTCGCCCTGGAAAAGTCCGCCCCGGAAAGGTTCGCCCTGGAAAAGTCCGCCCCGGAAAGGTTCGCCCTGGAAAGGTTCGCCCCGGAAAAGTCCGCCCCGGAAAGGTTCGCCCCGTAAAGGTTCGCCCTGGAAAAGTCCGCCCCGGAAAGGTTCGCCCTGGAAAGGTTCGCCCTGGAAAAGTCCGCCCTGGAAAGGTTCGCCCCGGAAAGGTTCGCCCTGGCTCTTATCAAAGCCTCAACCGCTGCCCTTAGATTGTCGGCTTCGATAGTGTGCAGGATATTGCCTTTCCAATGTTTAATTTCGATTAACATCATGCCTCCTTAACCTTATGGAATCCGATCTTCTCAGTTTCCTTGCTCGGAGCCGCGGCCAGGATCGCATCGAGCAGGTCTTTCCGCTTGAGTTTTTTGAGGCCGCGCTCCAAACTGGTTTTAGTCAGCCCCAACAGCCCCCAGACCTGATCGACTTCCAGACCCTTGTCCAGGAGTCCCTCCGTGACCTCCCGGGGGTCCAGGTCATAGGTGGTGCTGATAGACGGCCCATAAACTTGATCGCCGACCGTCACCGGGCCGAACTCCTGGACGTACTTTTTCAGATGATCTTTAATCATCTTGTCCATGGTGCCGATGGCCAGGAGCAGCGTTGCCGCCTTCACCGCGTCCTCATGGTTTACCGGGTAGAGGATATTGGCCGGCACGAGGGCCTGGGCCATAACCGGGCAGTGCGCAGTCACTCCGCACCACCCGCAGAATGAGCCCGGGGTCGGGTTGAAGTGCTTCTCGGCTTCGATAACGGCGATCTTTTCTTCCAGTTCTGCCGGCACGGTGTCCAGGTCCCCGGGGGTCAAGAGGATTTCACGTTCAGCCCCGTACCGCAGAAAATGGAGCTGCAACAGGATTTCCTGGGCGTCCGGGTAACGAGTCCGCCTGGCACCCCAGCCGTAGATACGAAGTTGTAAGGGAATGTGCTCCGGGTCGATTTCGATGACTTGGCGGTTGGTTTTAAAATCCTTGACCACCGCAAGCCCGCCCTGCATGAAGGTGAAATCCAGGATCATCCGAAAAAAAGCGTCCTTGGCAAACCACTCCACCGGCTGCCATGCCCGGTTAAAAGCAATCTGCTTTTCGATGCCCGGATTTTCAATGGGCGGCAGGATGAAGTTTTCATAGAACCTGGTGAAGATTTCGGCCACGTCGGGATGGGTTGAAGGAGTAAGCATCGCCCCGGCACTATTCCAGTCAGTCACTTGACTGGTTTTTATCAAGCGGGTGAGGTAGTCGGCGGCGAGTTTGTGACAATCCCGCCCGACGATTAAGGGTTCGGAGTCGGCCCGCGGTATCTTGTCCTGCCTGATAAGTCGATATGCCAAGGGGCAGCCGCCGTGCGTCGGGCCTCCGAAATACATCTCTAAAGCTGACCATGAATAGGCCGCTGGTTTCTTCATATCGTGCACCCCTCATGTAATTCTCGTTTAGCCTTAAGATAGGCTTGGTGCGCCTCTTCCGGGGTGTCAAACACTCCCAGGTGGTAACGCTTACCCTTAGCCATGATTTGGGAGGTCCATTTCTCTATAGTGCTCCAGTTTTTCTTGAATCGCATAACTCCTGTCAGTCCATGGGTATTGTCCCTGTGGGGTTTTCTCAGGTTTTGGGCATTCATGGCCCTACTTGCTTCGCGAAGATTTACAAAACGGTCATCATTCCGTTTTGCATTGATGTGGTCAATTTCCTCTTTAGGCCATTCGCCGGTCATATACAGCCAAGCCAAACGACAAAGGCGATATGCCTTGCCTCCTATGCCGACACGCCAATATCCCCAAAACCCTGGATAACCCGCTCGGGTGCCTGCTGTATGTCTTTTCACTCCTTCTCTCCAAATAAAAATCCCCGTCTCCGGGTCATAGTCCAGGATTTCCCTTAGGCGTTCAGCGGTAAGAAGTTCTTCTTTGCCCATAGATAGCCTCCTTCAAAAGATAGGGGCCCCGGAATAAAAGGCCCCCTTAACCTTCGTCGACCGCTGCGGCCGCGTTATAGTCCTTATCAAATTTCTTATCCAGGCAGGATTGACAGGGGGCGGCCTTAAGGGTCCCGTCGCCGATTTCCCTGACGGTCAACTCATCACCGCATTCGCAATAAACTTCCACCTCAAAAGTCATTCTGACCATAAAGCCTCCTTAAAAAGATGGGGGCCCCGAAAGGCCCCTTAACCTATGGGTTAAAAGAGTGACTTCTTCGCCTGCCCCTCGTTGCCCTTGGGAGGCGGGGGAGGTGGAGGCGGATCAGCCAACCGTTCCTTGCCCTCCTGGATTTCTGCCGCCGTGATGACCTTGAGAATGATCCCGGCCTTATTAAAGGCTTTCTGGATCACGGCCACGGTAAGCCCGCCGGTCACTTCTCCCAGGTTATCCACCAGCTCAAGGATCACCTGCATATCACCGCCCAGGTTCGGCCCCCAATTCAACCACCGGCCGATGGGGACCCCTTTGGTGGTAACAAGGTTCATGGGCAGGTCAACCGCGCCGTCCGGTTCCTTGGCCAGTTCCATGAGGGCCGGGAGGGTGATCGCCATTGCCGGGGAACCGGCCCCCTGCTCCCCTCCGTTTCCGGGGTCCTGGGCTTGCCTCCCTGCCGCTGCTTGGGGTTCCGGGGCCGGGACGGGGGATTGGGTAGCCGGGGGCTTTTTCTTGCCGCCAGCGGGCTTAGGTGGGGCCGTTCCTTCGGCTTCGGGGTCCGGGAAGAACTCCGCCGCGGTATCAGCCTGGTCCGGGGCCGGTTCCAAGTGCGGAAGCAATAAGAGTTTCCTGGCTTCCACCTCTACCGTGTCCATCTTTACCCGGCGCTCGATGCGTCTCAGGGCAATCTCGTAACCGATTTCGGCCAGTTTTTCTTCTGACCCGCGGTATTCGAGGCTGACGATATGGGCAACCATGGTCTTTCCATCCGGCGTGCTTACCGTTTTCGGGGAAAGGATCATCACCAGGGGGATCCCTGCCAAAACGCCGCCCGTGATTGTTTTGATGAGGGCCAAGCTGGAGAGAATGCCCTGCAAAGTGTTCCATGACGTACTGCGGAACTTCCAGACACCGCCCACACGGTCCACACCTTCCAGGAGAACTTGCAATGTTGTAAGTGGCTTGCACTTCGGGCCGGGGCCGGCGAAAGACGACTCCAGACGCTCGCAGGGGCATGGCCGCGTCCCGTATTCATTGGGGCCGGCCTTGTGTTCCTCCTGGAGGACATCGCCGGCCCATTTCTGAACCATGCCTTCCCCGAATCTTTGAGCCCATTCACCATCGCCGGAACAGAAACACCGGGTCCCGGAATAAGCCGAATAGCGGGTCTGGCAGTTCAGTTCCAGATCGTCGTACAAGAGTTTTACCGGGATTTCCAGGAGCTTTTGTACGCCCTGTTTTTCCATAATCCGGGTCATCAACTCTTTGTCTTCGATGAATCTCCCGGCCGCGTCCCTTTGCATTGTTGTAATCTTGAACGCGTCGTATTTTACGGGCAGCATATAAGTCCCGGAGCCGTCCTTTTTCTTGCGTTCGTCTCCGAGCCCCCCGATCTTAATTTTCCCCCTCTCTGCTAATTGGGGTGTTAAGTTCTTAATCATTCGATTGGCCTCCTTGCTTATTTTTCCGGTAATATTCCCGGTTGTAATCTCTCCTGCATGAGCTGTGGTGTTGGCTGTGCCGTCCGTTATGAACCGCAGAAATAAGGTTATCCGGGGAATCGTATTCATGGCAAAATTTGCACTTTAGCCATGACGCATGCCCGCAGGCCTCGTAAGCCCGGGTCCTTTGGTGCAGGAGTTTATGGTATGCGTCATCTTGGCAAATCACATGATTCCCCTGGTCATTGTTGCCTCGAATGCCATCGAAATGATGAACCTGGGCTATAGGGGGCAGGGGTTTCCCCAATGCCTTTTCAACTATAAGGATATGCTCCCGCACATATCCGTTGGACCGGGCGTGAGGATGGTCGCGGTTGAGAATAAGCACATACCCCATTTCATCCACTGCCCGACCGCCTTTCCACCTACCATTTTCTGGTCCTACCATGGGTCTAAAGGGCATCTAAAAAATCCTCCTTACCCTTGGGGGTTATTTGCCGAATATGATTTGATCCACGCTAGACGCGCCCATAATTAGGCAGGCCACCAGGATAGCTAACAGGAGCATGGGGGCCACCGATCAGAAGATTTCTTGAAAGTCGGACCTCATGGCATCTCCTCCATAAATTCCCTTACGTGCTTGGCGCACATCTTGTGCGATTTCACCGGAGGTCCTGGATCGGGTCCTGCGCACCAGGGGCAATCGGGGTTCGGGGGCGGAACTTCTGCCTCCCGGATTGCATTGCCCAGAGCCTTGAGATTGCGGGGCGAAGGGTCAAAACAGACTACCTTGGCAATTCGGTAAACATGGTTCAGCCGCGTATTATCGGCGATATAATGTCCCAAAATCTCCGGCACTTCTCGGGCCGCGGCTTCCGGGTGCTCCCGGATCGCCTGAGTTACAAAGGTCTGGATCATTCTCATGGGGTACCTCCCTAACGGAAGTAGATTTTTGAGCCGATCTTCCGGCCGATGAACTTGTTCGCTATCCTCTTGCCCGCCTTCTTCCCGTGCCCTTTGAGTAGTTCCATGATGATCTGAATCCAGCCGAGGGCGCGGGCGGCGCTGTAGAGGATGCCGCGGGTTTTGCTGATGGGGTTGCTCATGGAACCCTCCTTTGCCTCTTCCCGGCCCCAATCACAAGACCGGGAGAGAGGCGGTTATGGGGTCTATTCCCTAAACCCCGGGGGTTGGATTGATGAGGGTTAAGTCGTTTCGGGCCGAGGTCCGTAGAAATAGATTCCGGTTTCGTCGTCCGTGTATCCGCCCCTTTTCTTAATCAAACCCCGGGGCGAATCGGCCTCAAGGGTCCAGAGGATGAACCGCCCACTGCACCATCTCGCATCGACCGAGTACAACGCCGAGAGGTCGTCTTTGAAGGCCTCCCAGGACTGGCCACCGGCGTACCCCCGCACCTGAGTACCCACCAGGTAGAGGGGCGGTTCAACCGCCCTGAGAGCCGGGATCGGGGCCACCGGGTATAGTTGCTCTGCCGTGTTTTGCATCGCCTTTGCCTCCAAATTTTTGATCTGAGTTGACGCTCCATAAGGGACACGAATCCGCCAGAACTCGCGCCCCCGCGTGCAGAGCCAAAGTCATTCAGTTAAAGATTATCGTCTGCGCATCTCCCCCTCCCGGCCCTATTCCCATGCTTGCCGCTTTCGATTCCCCGGCCTTCCCTCGCCCCCCTGGGGTCCCGGCTGGCCTACACCTGGGGTTCACTATTCGCGCCGCTGCATGGTTTCGCTCATTCCGGTCAGGCTTTCCGCCACGTTTACGGGGCCGTGCTCCCCTAAATTGTCTCAAGTCTTCAGGCTCATCGCCTTGGCCCTTGCCGCCAGGTCACTTTCGGTTGTGCCGCCTACCTGCCCTACCAGATTTGATCTGTCGGCCAGGCGGGGCCGGAATTTCTCCTGCCGCCCCATTTGCAATTTCTTGGGGTTGCTATCCCCCTGGGATTGCTATCTCCCCTCACCCCGCCTTTGGCCCATATCTCAGGACTCGGTTTTTGTGGGGTTGGGCTGGCCTGGTTCATGGTGCCTCGGGTTTTTTCGCTGGTGGCCCATTCCCTGCCACCGCCCGCCCTATATTCAGATTGTTTAGCTTGCTTCGTCTGGCCCTACCTCCCGTCCCCGTGTTTCCTTGATTATTACGTTATACTTTTTGTATAGGCATGTCAAGAACAAAATGAGGGGAAAATCATTTTTATCGCTTTTTTTATGGATAATCGGGTTTTTGGTTCCCCTTTCCCCGCCCATGTTGTGATAAACTTTTTGGCTATACGGCCCCTCCCTGGTTTCCGGTGAATTTCCCCTTGACTTTAGAAACATTTTGTTTTATTTCATTGCCATGAAACCGCCAAAAATCGAACTGAAGGATGCGAAACGTCTTGGAATTACTGAAGTCTATATGGCTAAGATTAATGCCGGGGGGCGGCGACCCGGCCTCAAGTTGGCCTGTGAGTTGGCCAGGTATGCCCGTGATATGGGCCATGATGAGGCCACTATTGCCGACTGGCTCCCCGATCTCCTGAAAAGTCCCATCTGGCCCGAAATAGCCCGCCTTTGCCGCAAGAAGAAAATCAAGGAACCTGCCTAGACAACATGAATGCCCATCGAAAACTCAGGATAAATAAGCCCCTCAGAACTCGGTATCTGGCACAGATACTCGGATCGCCAGGTCTGCTCTGACACTTGCCGTTTTTTTGAGATAGCGTCCTCAATCCGATAGTACCCGTCAGCCGACCGGGCCCGCCCGGGCCCATCGGGATCGGTTGGGTCTTTGCAGTCCTCCCACAGGTCGCAAGTCGCGCATTCCCGCCCCTCGCAGCGTTCCAGGACGCACATGACGCACCACTTGTAGAGCCGATAGCCCCGGCCCGGGGCCTCTTCCACTACCTGCTGCATAAGCCCCCAACTCCGGTGCATGGTGCTGAAAATATGCGTGCTGGCCTTGATTCCCCGTTTGGTCATGGGGAGGGATAGGGCCGCCTCGTAAATCTGGGGGTCCATCTCATCAATCTCATCCAATTTAAGTTTCTGTGGATGCGCCCCGCGTACGCTCTTAGGTGAGGCCGTGAGGATTTTGATGTTCGACAGGTTGCTTAGAACTGTTTTTCGTGCCAGAATTTCACCCTGCCTACTCCGTTCTCCGCGCAATAAGTAACGGAAATCCTCAGTCACCAACCCCCAACCATCCCCCTTCCCGGATAGGTGGTCATACATGCGCTCGCCCTGCTCAAGGGAGCCGCTCAAAACCATCGTAGAGCACCCGGTCTTAAAGAGCGTATCAAGCCAAGTAGTTAGGGCGCCCAGGAGCGTCTTGCCGCCGCCACGACTGGCCCAGCAAATAGCATCGAGCACATGGCCGAAATAGGTATCGGTGATATACTGCGCCGGCGGGGTGTGCTCCGGGCAGACCTGGACGCGGGGGATATGCAGGGGGTTCCCTAACTTGTCGTGGAAGAACTCCCCGACGAATCCCAAAAGCTCATCCTCATCGGCGAACCCGTGACGCTGGTATTGTTCGATGAGGCGACGGTCATCGGTGGTGGTCATGGGTTACTCGGCTTTTGGTGGTTCGGCCTTAGGCGCCTTAACCTTCACCCCGAACCCGGCCAGGCCCTCCTTGCGGAAAAACTTCTCTACGGTGTCATCCAAGCCGCCGTCCGGGGTGATGATGCTGTGAGCCTTGAGGCGATTGAATCCGGCGATGGTCTCTCGGGGGGAGGTGTCGGCCAGGGCCGCTAGGCGGGTGAAGTCGAATCGCACTCCACTCCAGGGATCGGCGGAATCTATCGGGATGATATGCTTAAGTTCCACCGCGGGCCAGGCGAGCGCCAGCCGATAGAGGGCAGGGGAGGTTCGGAGCAGGGCTATTTTGCGCATTTATTTAATCTCCGGAAATAACCATTAGTCTGCGTAAGTTCTTTTCTATCTCGGCATTAAGTCGATTGGATAGTCTTTCGTTTTCTATATTTAAATAATTGAGTCGCTTTTCTGCTTTAATAAGCCTATCGACTGCCATATCCTGTAAATCTTTTTTCTCTCTTGATTTCTTTATTATATTATCATGAATATATATTGCCCTTTCCAACGACTTCCCTACATATTCCCATTTTTGTTTCTTATTTATTCGATAGGAAATCCAAATTCGTATTTCATTGCTATTGACATATCTTGTTAATCTTTCCTGGCAACAACAACAGATTTTCTTTCTAATACTCTGTTTCCTGTGGCAAGTCGGGCATTCAATATGAAGTGCCAAGTTTATTCTTCCTTCAAAACCGAAAACTTATGCCCGCATTCTGGACAGATTACCGTGCCGCCGCCTTTGCCGTCCTCTTTCTTGGGGGCCTTATCCGAAGGTGGATCAGTGTCAAGAAATTCCAGTTCTTCCGCACTGAACCCGGTGAGGGTTAAATCGAAGTCCATTTCCTGCAAGGCCCGTAACTCGGCGTCCAGGTTCGCGGGGAACCACTCCGACTCAGCCGTGCGGTTGTCGGCCAGGCGAAAAGCCCGGATTTCCGCCGGCGTCAAATTGTCCGCCCGGACGCAGGGCACCACTCCCAGGCCCAACTTCTGCGCCGCCAGTAGGCGACCATGCCCGGCCACGATTTCATTCCCAGAATCCACCACTAGGGGCACCAGGAAGCCGAAGTTTTTGATGCTTGAGGCGATCTTGTCCACCTGGCCGGCGGGGTGCGCTTTTGGATTGTTGACGTAGGCGATGAGGTCGCCTATGGCCACCATTTCAATCTTGAAATCCTTCAGTCCTATCGGCTTTTTGGTCATGGTTTTCCCTTTTCCTGGGTTTTCTGGTCCGGTATGACCCCGAGTAATATAGGTTTCAGAATCATCGCCATCGGCGGATCGCTAGGAATAATGCTTATCCAGTCAGCAGGGATCACTATGCCATTACCAAAAACGAGCATCTGGATTTTAGGCGGTGTCTCAGTGGTCACTTCTCCTCCCCCTCTTTACCCCTGGCCTTAGCCCGCGCCCGCGACCTCGCCCGCCATTCCAGATATTCCTTCCGACTCTCCGGGTCTTCAAGGGACCCCCCGTCCTCTACGGCCTCCGGCATCTTGAACACCGCCCCGCACTCTTGCAGGAGCTTCTTGATTTCCTTCCGGCACTCTAGACGAATTTTCTCCCAACCTACAGCCACAGCACTGCCGGGTTCGCAGGCTGCCGCCATTTCCGTAGCCCTTCTCTCTTGATCCTGCAAAGCAATTAATGTCTCCCCCAGGTGCATCTTCCCGTCGATATTGTCGGCGATCCACCGCAAGACATTCTTGGCGCGATTAATCAACCGGTGTACCTGCGTCCGGTGCATCCCAAGGAAAAGAGCAATCTCGGTCTTGCTCATATTTTGGCGAACCAGAGAATAGACGTACATCGCCTTTTCGTCTGTCTCTTCACGTTTGCCCATGCTAAATCAACTCCCCGGCACTTGTAGCCGGATTGTGTGTCAATAATTTGACGGTTTAGGCCCCCGTCCACCCGATCAGGAAATATCTTATCGCGTCTAGCCCATGATGCGGTCCCGTCCCCGGCACATGCTCCCTATACCCCAGCACCTCCCGGAAAAGCCGCCTGGGGCAATGCCGGGAGAAACTCAACCCCGATTCGCCCTTAGTCATGGTCGCCGCCTTGAACCATTGCCGCATGAGCTCCTGGCCTTTTTCTACCCGGCCCCCTGCCCCCAGTATCGGCACTCCGAACACCTGGGAATAGGACCGCAAGGCCTCCGGCTTTGAGGGATCGCCCCAGCCGCCTACCGGGGAGGATAGGGGGCCATATCCCCGGGCCTGGTGAATAGTCAGGGCGATCCTGGCGTTTTCCTCATTGGTGCGGGCCTCCTGATAATGGCCGAAAAGAACCGTGAGCCGTTCGCTATCCGGTGAGGCCTGTATCCAGCCGGTGAAATTATTCCTCCAGCCGAAGTCAAGGGCCAGGTAAAGCGGCCAGTCCGGGGTATAGCGGTCATCTATCATGCGGCCCCGTTAATGCGCCCTTTCCTCTGCCGGTGGCGTCGACTTTCCCGGGTCCCCCTGACCATCGCCCGCCGGTATCCTATAGGTATGCTCTGGCTCTTCTTCGGCCAAGGGGAGTTTCATTTGCAATTCCGAGGTGGTCATTTCCCGTACCTTGACCACTTCACCAGTATCCGCCCGGCGGATGATCACCTGCTTGTTGTCGTAGTCCATGAAGGCGTAGCAATCGGTGTTCCGCATTTCATAGCCGGAATTAAGCTTGCGGGCGTTGTCGGAGATTTCCGTTTCGAGCTTGGTAATGTCGCTTTTGTACTGCGCCTTGACTTGGGTGAGTTCTTCTTCCAGGACTTGCCGCCGGAGATAGGCCTGGGCCATGAAATCGCTGGCCTCGGCGCGCTCGGCCACGGTAAAATAGTATTTCAGAAATTCGCTGCCCTTTTTGGCACTGGCCGCCTTGACCGCTTCCTTGAGCAATTCCGGGTCCATGGATGCTTCAATGTTACAGGCGATGGTGATTGTGACCCTGTCATGCTCTGCCTGACACTTGTTGACATGGGCCTGGAATTTCGCCTTGGCCGGGCCCGGACCCCGATCTTCAAAGGTTGCCGGAAATTCTTGTGAGCACTTCGGGCAAATCAGTTTTTCTTCAGACATGGGGTTCTCCTTAATTTTTGGGTTTTTTCTGATTATTTTCCATTCGCCGCCGGCGCCGCTCCATTTCCCTGGTCTGATTATGGGCCGGCTTTGGTATTCCATAACTCCGGCCGCATTTAGGGCACTCCATTCTGATCACACCTTCAGGGATGGTGGGCCGGGCGCCGCAGGGGCAAATAAGCACTTTGCGTCTCACAACCACCTCATCCTCGGAATACTGTCATGGATCAGCCCTAGGACTATGCAATGGAGCGCCCCCAGCGCATGGTTATAAACGTCCACCGGTTTATCCCGATACGGCTTACGGGGGTCCAGGGGCGGGGCATGGTAAGCCTGGAATTCTGGGATGATCCGGGGGCACTCTCGGGAAACAGTCAGACCCCCCTGGGGGCCATTCTTTTGGTTCGCTATCCGCCTCCTGACCAGTCCCACCGCCAAGCCTATTTCCCCCTCCACCGCAACCGCCCAAATGCGCCTCCGTCTAATCATGGCAATAGTCTCGGCCTGGGTTGGGTCACAAAAAAACTTGCGCACCGCAAGTTCCTTCATCCAGTCCTTTGCGATTGTGATGATCGTTTCCACGTCTAGCCCCGGCTTGTACACTTCCCGAATAATTTGCAGATGATCCATGGGCTTAGAGGTATATTCAGCCGCCAACATAACTACCGGGGTATTCATGCCCCAATTAATTCCGGCCACAACTCGCGGTTTAGGTTCTTCCACATCATCCCTGCAAGCTCTGATAATAATCCACGTTGCTCAGTACCCACCGCCCGGAGCCGTCTTTCTTGCCAGGGATTTTCCCCGTCCGGAGCCATTCCCTAGCGGTGTCGGGGTGAACGTCCAGAAACTGAGCGATCCCCAAAACACCATAATAAAACTTGATCGGAATGGTGATTATCGGCTGATCAGAGCTGCTCATGCCGCAGCCTCCAATAAATCCTTTTTCAAGCGATACCCCATAGTCTTTTCCATAGCCCGCCAGTATAAATTGTAGGTTCCTGGGTTCATGGAGCGGGGGAAGAGCCGGGCAGTGAAGCACTGGTCCAGGTAGAAAAGGCTGGTGGTCATTAGAAGAGCCTCCCGGACTGGGTCTCTTGCGCCCGCGATTCGATGATGACGCACACATTGGGCAAGCCGGCCCGGTATTCCTCTAGGGTAAGAATTTCTATTTCCCACCTGGGGCCGCCACCATCGTCATAATATTTTCCGGTCCCAGGGAGATACTCCACCACTTGGCAGTCATCGCCCCACATAGCCCGGTTTGCGCAATCCTTGATCTGCTTAATGAGATTGTCGCTGTCCGGTTTAGTAATCGGCCTGATCAACCCCGCCAAGGCCGCTGCCTGCCACTTCTTGGGTTTGCTCTTGGGGATTGGGAGATATGCCTTCACTCCCAGCAAAAGGGGGCCCTGCAGGGGCTCGGGAGGCCGATGCTCGTACATCAAGGCCATGAGCCGGTTCTGCTCGGTGCGCTGGTCCTTGTCGGTGTAGGTCATGGAAAAAGTCCTGTCCCCGGATTTCACCGCCCGAGAACGCGATCGTTTCTGAGCCTTCGGGGAAATTTTTATGACGAAGTGCATTTCTTGTCCCGTTTTCTTGTAGAATGAGCATCCTTTTTCGCCTGCCGCCAGGCCTTCAAAACTTCTCTCGAATAACTCCCGTCATCGGTGGGGTTATACTTCTTAAGAATCCGCTTCTTGTCCCCGCCATACCGCCGCTCCAGCCGCCCCAGGATGCGGGCCCCGGCCCGGATGTTCTGTTCGGCGTCGAAGGGGTCGGTCACGCCCAGGCCCCGGGCCACGTCCTTTTGAAGCTGCATTAGGCCGTAGCACTTGAACCGCTTGTTAATAGCGAACCGGACGTACCGGGACTCAACAGCCATCACCGCGGCGATCCAATAGGGGTTGATCCTGTTCTTCCACGCCGCATCCTTGACGATCTCCCACCAGGGCGCCGGCATGGTCAGGCGACCGATCTTGGGGGGCGGCAGGTCGCGGCCCCAGGCGGCCCCCGTCAGAAGGAGCAACAGGGCGCACGATAAGGTGAGTTTTTTAAACTTCAAACTCATCCTGTCTTCCCAAATTCCTTGAGGCCATCCTGGTATCCCTCATCGTGGCCTTCCTGGAATCCGGCCCGATAAGATGACTCGGTAGCACCAGCCGCCAGGAACACCATCAGGAGCATCCCAAAACCAGCAGCAACAAAAACCGCCAGGATAAGCCAAGCCCAATGAATCATCACCCCTCCTCCCGCGCCAGATCCTCGAATTTCAAATAGTTGTCCAAGAAGGCCAACTTAACCATGCCGGTTCGCCCATCCCTCTGCTTCTCGATGAGGACCTCCGCCTTGCCCTTGTCCTCTGAGTCCTTCCGGTATTTCTCGTCCCGGTAAATGAACATCACC